TTAGGACATTATGCCACTTCTTAAATTCTACAAACCAGCAATAGTTCTTTCATGCATGCTGGTTGTAGCGTATGTTTTAATACATTTATTTCTATAAGTTAAGACTTAGATCCAATTAATGCAATCTGTGCTTTTGCTATAGCCAATGCTGATCCTGTAAGTGGAGAGTATTCCAATTTTTTGGCTGAAAGACTAGCGCATGAAGTGGCAGTATACTTAAAGAATCCTTTAATGATGTTTGCCTTATCACTTGCTTGCGTTGGTGCTAGGCCATAAGAGAACGAGGATATGTTGTAAGCCTTCTTATCCTTGTTGTTATAGTTTGGAACAATGATGCCATTTCCTTCAGGCTCAAAGTCACTTAAGAACGCAGATGCTGCCTCAGATGTAGGCTGCATAAATACACCAGCACCATTTTCAATAGATGCTTTAGCAAGATTTTGATTTGTAGCATAAGAAGATTCCATATAGCCTAATGCACCATTTGTACGTGCAACCTGAGATGCCATAAGATTAGTTCCAGCAACAGAACTAAAAGTTCCCATAGGTAGTTGGCTTTTTGGAAATACCTGTGTAAAGGCTTTGTTTGGTGTTTTGGTCCAGATTGATGGAGCAATAGCACTAAGATATTCTGTTAATACCTGTGTAGTTCCAGAACTATCTGCACGATAGAAAACCATAATCTGCAAGTTTGGAAGTTTTGGCTTTACTTTCTTTATAGTATTATCTTTAACTATTTGAGGATCATTCCATTTTGTTATATCCCCTGCAAAAATTTTAGCCAATGTTTCTTTCTTTAGTTGAATTTTACCTTTGTATCCATCAATTCTATATGCAATTGCAATAGGGCCTGCGACTAATGGAACATATACAAAATCTTTTGCTTTATTAATTTGTGAAGCAGCCACATCACTTGCTGCAAAATCAACAGTACCTTGCATAAACATATTAATTCCAGCACCTGATCCCAGTGGTGTGTATTCTATGTTATGTCCAGAGGCTTTTCCATATTGAACACGGCATTCATTAATAAAGTTAGCAATGAATGATGAACCAGAACCCGTAATTTGATCTGCATGGGCTGGTTGGGCGATGAGTAAAGATACAGCGATTGCTGCTACGATAAATCTAGAAGTCTTCATAATTTAATAATATCAGGAGTATTTTGATTTAGGGTAAATAGAAAAAGAACAGTTAGTTAATTTATGGTATTATTATCATATGTATTTTGCTAATCACGCTGCTGAGAAAATATTTCAAATTCAAGACCTTCATAGAAAGTATGAAGAAAATACTGGCAGAAGTGCCATTCAAGATTTAATTACCATGAAAATTATACAGGGTGAAGCAGGCAGTGATTATAATATAAAAGTATATGAAAAGTGGACTACAGAGTATTATAAAAAAATAAGTGAATAGCAATAAACCATCTTGACTTATATGTTAGTATAGGATATACTTTATATATGGAATCATTACTATTAGCAATTGCATTGTTTTTGTCATCCCCCGCTGGACAAGATCCAAATAGGGAACTAATGTGGTTTGATGGATGTCAAAATATTACAGAACAACAATTAGACAACTCAACCTGGCAATATTCTTGCGGGGATAATGATATGATAGAACCACAAACTATAGAAGAATGGGTGGAACCAAATGCGGAAATCGAACACTTTAGCCTCACAAAACAAACAAAAGCGTTACCTAAAAAACAAAAAACGTCTATCTCTAAAGCCAAGACTATCAAAGCAACAAAGACAAGAGGCATACGAAAGATTCATGCTTACAAGTCAAATTAGAAATAATAATATTTTGTTGGCGCAAAGAGAACTTGAGTCTATTCAAAAGGAAAAGTCAAATGACTAATACCTCTAGTGAAGATAGAAAAGTTAGAGATAAGTCATACCATGAAATGAAACTATTTGCTAATCCAAATAGGCTTATGGGGTTTTGGGGTAATTTATGTGGTCTTTTTGCTACCTTTTTTTCAAGCCAGGCAGCAAAACATGGAGATTATTTTGAAAATGATTAATGGTGGGAAAAAATGATAACAAAAATACCAGAAGGACAGATTTGCCAATCATTTGATACAAAAATGCATTTGCCTAAAGAAATACTAAACTCAAGTGGTGTTACTCAGAATTGTAATTTATCTTGTGTTGCTCCCGCATTTGTTTATATAGAGGGCATACATGGTAAAAAATTTTTATGTGACTATCATTATTACTTTGAAATTTATATGACTAAAAGTTCATATTCAGAACCTAATGTTTCTTGGAAAAATATTCAAAATTTTCTAATAGATGAAACAGAAAGAGTAAAAGAAACATTTGCAAAAAATGTAACAACCACAGAAACATTTGGACATAAATGCTCACTAATCAATACATATACCCCAGGCCATAACTGCACTGGTGATGCCTTTGTAAAGGTTACACCTACTGGTATTGTTCCTGGTAAAATAAATTTTACAGCAATAAAAGATAGAAATAATATTTCAGAAGGTATTTTTTATTGTAATTTTCATTTTAGAAGAGAGTACTATCGATACTATAGTAATGGGGTTATTTATGAAGATTTTCATCAAATATTGGACGAAAGATCTAGAATGACAATTACTCTTGCTGAAGAATTCTCAAAACTTACATATGTCTAGAATGATGGTATAATAAATATCTGATTATTTATAATCACTATCAAAGGAAATCATGGCAGAAGAAAAAAGTTCAAGACCTAGAGTTATAATTGATGTAAACAAGCATGGAATTAGGCGAGAAAGAAACATAGACTTTGTTAAAAAGAAGTTTAAAGATGAGGATGAGTTAAACCCTAAAAGGAAAAAAAAGAATCAAAAATGACAACGACTCCTTTTTCAGTTATAAAAAATATGTTATGGGATGATTATGGGTATACTCTTTCAGATGATCCTTCATATATGAGTAAAAAAATTATTAGTAAATTGGAAAATAATGGATATAAAATTATTCCTTTTATTTTAAACGATAACCCTGATGGAATGAACGGTAGAGAAAGTAATCCCAATAGACAAGGGCTAGATCAATGAAACAGTTAATGCATTTTACTGCAAAATGGTGCACTCCGTGCAAAACAATGGAGCCTGTTATTGAAGATTTCAGACGTAGGCATCCAGATGTTATTTATACTAAAGTAGATATAGATGATGATATGCAAACTGCCGTTGACTTTGCTGTAATGGGTGTTCCAACATTTATATCTATTGTTGATGAAAATTTATTTGAAAGAAAAAGTGGCAGGGCTACTATTTTTCAATTGGAGGCGTTGTTCAATTGATTACTATATTTAAAAAAATTAAACTATTTTATTATTTACTAAAAATAAGAAAAAGAAAAAATAATAATAGGTTTATATATTAATTTATTAGAAAAGGCATACAATGATTATTCTTGGAATTAATGGAACCTCTCATGACGCATCTATATCTTTAATAGAGGATGGAAACATACTTTTTGCTGGGCATTCTGAAAGATATAGTAAGGTAAAAAATGATTGGTACAACTGCCAAGAATTGTTTGACGATGCATTTCAATATGGATATCCAGATCAAATAGCATATTATGAAAAACCTTGGTTAAAAAAATCAAGACTATTATTTGGTGGTGCTTCAGATTGGAAGCCAAAATTTAAAACTAAATTTGATACATCAAAAATAAAAATAACAAATTTTAATCACCATTACTCACATGCAGCAGCAGGATATTTCACAAGTGAATTTGATGATGCAGTTATTGTAGTTTTAGATTCAGTTGGAGAGTGGACAACATCTTCAATTTATACTGGAGAAAATAATAAAATTAATTTATTAGAAAAACAAACATATCCATTTAGTTTTGGTTTATTTTATTCTGCTTTTACTCAATTGGTTGGCTTAAAACCAAATGAAGAAGAGTATATTATGATGGGTATGGCTGGGTATGGAGATTGGAAAAAATACTATAAAGAAGTTATAGAATATTTTCCAGATATAAATACACAAAAATATAATTTTCATAAAGGTATACATGATTGGCCTTATAATATTTTTGCACAAGACAAGTTTGACATAGCAGCAGCAGTTCAAAAAGTCTATGAAATTAGACTGCTTGATTTTATGTTAAAGGCTAAACGTATTTCAGGAAAAAACAACTTAGTATTTATGGGTGGATGTGCCTTGAATTGTTCTGCTAATACACAGTTGTGGGAAGTATTTGATAATATTTGGATTATGCCAAATCCAGGAGATGCTGGAAGTTCTCTTGGTGCAGCAGCAGCATTATATGGAAAACATATTAAATGGGAAGGCCCATACTTAGGACATGATTTAGGTGGAGCATATCCAGTTGAGAAAATTTTAAAAGAATTAAAAGAAAATAAAATTGTTGCAATTGCTTCTGGTCGTGCCGAGTATGGTCCTAGGGCCTTTGGTAATAGAAGTATTTTGGCAGATCCAAGAGATCCAGAGATTAAAAACAAGGTAAATAAAATAAAACAACGAGAAGAATTTAGACCATTTGCTCCAGTGGTATTAGAACACTTGGCAGACAAATGGTTTGAAATGCCAACGACATCTATTCCATATATGCAGTATGCCGTTAAATGTAAAAGACCAAACGAAATACCATCAGTAGTTCATGTTGATGGGACTTCTAGAGTTCAAACAGTAAATGAAAAACAACATCCAGGACTATATAGAGTATTGAATAAATTTTATTTAGAAACTGGAGTACCAATTCTTCTTAATACAAGTCTAAACATAAAAGGGCAACCACTTTTAAATGATGAAACAGATATAGTTAATTGGGAAAATAAATATAATAGTAAGATTATAAGATAGTTAATTAAAAATAATTAATGTTTTGTAAATCTAAAAGCAGAACCATCCCATAAAGACTTTCCAAATGCAGGTTGTGCTTCATCTTGTAAACTAAAAGCACTTCCCTCCCAAATTTTTTCTTTCTTATTTTTTTCACGATTAACTATCGCACGACTCCAACTAAATCCAGCGTCTCCACCCCATGCATCCCACATAATTCTTCCATTTGATGGGAACTCTGGGCCAGAATAAAACCCTTTCCCTTTTTTATCTACTTCATGACGGGAAAAGAAAGAATACATTCTTTTAACGGTACTAAGAGACATTGGTGAGCCATTAACAATATCTGTTGCTCTGCCCCAACCAACTGGTGTTCCTGCTCCTGTGGCTTTTCCATCTTCTTTCCATTTAAGTGCACGTCTTGCAGCAGCCTTCATTCCAGAAGTTGGGCTATATGTGTCAGCCATTACTTATTAAATCCTTTTGGATCTAATAGGCTACCACTCCAAACTGATTTTGCTGCAACTGAGTCTGATTTGTATGTTCCACCACGACGCTTGTATTCTTGAACTACCCAAGAATTTGCAACGGCTGATGGATATACATCAAATTTATCTTTTGCTGCCTGTACAACTCTAGCATAAAGTTTTGGATTTGATGGAGTAGATCCACCACTTCTTGGTTTAATAAAATCAGCATAGTTTGGTTTCTTTGCCTTATCAATTGATTCGTAATCTTCTTCCATATTAGAGTTATCCATTTCAGTATCTTTCATATCAACAACTGTAGCATCTTTATACATCATACCAATGCTGTATGCTGTTGGTTCCCACATACCGCTTTCTTTTTCATAAATTCTAACAGACATTGCTGGATTTTCTGGTGGCATAGATTCTAAAGCATACTCTGATCCAGGTGTGCCTAATGTTCCGCCTTCATTCATGATGTGTTCTACAACTCCATGCATTACGCCTTCAGTTGTTTGCCCCATCACAAAACTTCCTTCGTATATCATGTTTTTAGTATAGCATATATTCTGCTATAATTGTAAAACTAACGATTGGATTTCATGGCTCATATTGTATTTTTAGGTAACTTTGAAGTGTCATATAGTAGTGAGAATCATCATGCTAAATCTTTAGAGTCTCTTGGCCATACCGTTTGCAAATTGCAAGAAAGAACAATTAAGGATAGTTTTGTTCTTCAGCAAGCAATGAATAGTGATCTTTTTATATGGGTGCATACACACGGCTGGGTGACTCCTGGAAGGCTTGGAATGGGTCATGTGCTAGAAGAGTTAAAGAAGGCTAATATCCCGACAATGACATACCATTTAGACTTATGGTTTGGTTTAGAAAGACAGAAAGACTTAGAAGAAGATGATTTTTATAAAACAATTGGGCACTTCTTTGCAACAGATAAACTAATGGCTGATTGGTTTAATAAGAACACTAATGTTAAAGGACATTTCTTACCTGCTGGGGTATATGATAAAGAGTGCTACATCCATGAGGATTATAATAAAGATGAGTTTGACTATGATGTAATCTTTGTTGGTAGTAAAAGGTATCATCATGAACATAAATACCGTGCAGAATTAATAGACTTTTTAAGAAGAATGTATGGTAAAAGATTTTTACACGTTGGTGGAGATGGAGACACTGGAACTGTACGTGGAAATGATTTAAATAGAATTTATGCAAAAAGTAGAATAGCAGTTGGTGATAGTCTTAACATTGATTTTAATTATCCATACTATACAAGTGATAGGTTGTTTGAAAGTACTGGTCGTGGTGGATTCACTATCTACCCTCGTATTAAAGGCCTTGAAGAATATTTTATTGATGGAGAAGAAATTGTTTTTTATGAGCATGGCAATCTTGAAGATCTAAAATCTAAGATAGACCAATATCTTGATGATAATTCAACAAGGGACCTAATTAGATTAAATGGTCATGAAAGAACTAAACAAGAACATACATATATTCACAGATGGGCAACTATTATGAAGGAGTTGGGATTATGACTGAAATGATTAATGCTGTTATTAACGGAGAGTTTGAGATTACTCTACCAAAACATCGTGCAGATAGACCAGATTGGTATCAACCTCATGGCTGGGAGAAGCCAAGACTAAAGCATATGTCAGAAAATATTAGATCTGGAGATGTTGTATATTATGTTGGTGCAGAAGAAGGAGAGATGCCTGCTCTATGTCAGATGTGGGGTGCTGAGGTAGTCTTGTTTGAACCTAATCCAAAGGTTTGGTCGCACTTCCCATTACTGTGGAGTGCAAATAATTTAGAGATGCCACTTGCTTGTCTTCCTGGATTTGCGTCAGACAAAGATAACAGTCTTGCAAGAATATATTATGGAGAGTTTCCACCAGAAGCAGATGCTCCTATTGAGGCAGCGCATGGATTTAAAGAACTTCAATATGAAGCAGATAAATATGGTCAAACAAAGATTGATACTCTTGTTTATGAAAAAGGATTGAAACCACCTACAGCAATCTCATTAGATGTTGAAGGTAGCGAATGGCGTGTACTTGGTGGTGCAGAAAAAGTTATGAGAGAATTCAAACCAAAAATCTGGTTATCTGGTCATCCAGAATTTATGATGATGTATTGGAAAGAATACTTATATGATTTAAGACAATTTATTAAGGGTATTGGATATAAAGAAACTTTCCTTGACTATCAACATGAGGTACATTTATTTTATGAACCAATCTAAATGCTATTTATATTCATTTAATAAAGAAGACTGTGCTGCTGATAAGTGGGACTATGGACTTCTTAAAGAAATATTTGATAAATATAATGTAGAACAGGTTAAGGTTAATTCTTTGCCAATAGAAGACAGAGCATTTGTTGTAATTCCTGGACCACAAAATATAGGACATGAAAAACATATAGCAAAAGAGTTACAAAATATATCTAGATTAGTTTTATTTATAACAGGGGATGAAGAAGGAGTCTTTGATATAGATAGAATAGAACATCCTAATGCAGAGATTTGGATTCAATACCCTCATAAGAAACATGAGCAGTATAATAAATTTCCGATTGGTGTGCCACAGCATTTAAAAAATAATTTGCCTAATTATAAGACTAAAATATATGATGCATTTTTTGGTGGACAAATTACACATCAAAGGAGACAGCAATTAGCACAAGTAATGCCATTGATTGAGAATGCCCTATACAAGCCTACAGATGGCTTTGCTAAGGGAGATAAGCCGATTGACTACTACAACAACCTAATGAGTTCAAGAATTGCTCCTTGCCCTGCAGGGGCTGTAGTAATTGATTCTTTTAGATTGTTTGAAGCAATAGAAATGATGTCTTTGCCAATAGCAGATCTTAGAGATTCAAGTGGTTTAGAAGATGATTTTTATCAACGTCTTTTTAATGAAGTGGTTCCATTTTATAAAATAAAAAATTGGAACGACTTGCCTGTTATTGTCTCAGGTTTGTTAGAAGGCTATCCAAATAATATGCATACTGTGGTATGCTGGTGGATCAAATATAAAAGAGATTTTGGAATTAAGTTAATGAGGCAAATCAATGCATAAGAATGATGTAACAATAATTTTAGCAACATCAATTGTTCCAGATCATCCAAACACTGAAATGATAGAAGAAACAATCCATAGTATTAGAGCACACTTTCCAGACAATGAAATTATTATGCAAATTGATGGGTTGAGAAAAGAACAGTTGCATAGAAAAAATGATTACGATGAATATAAAAATCGCATACTTTGGAAATGTTTACACGAATATAAAAATGTTTTGCCAGTTATTTTTGATCAGCATAGCCATCAAACAACAATGATGAGACAAACAATAAAAGAAATACAAACATCATTACTTTTATATGTTGAAGGAGATACACCTCTAACTCCAGATATAGAGATTGATTGGCAAAAATGTTTAGATATGATTGAGTATGGAAAAGCAAATACAATAAGATTTCATTTTGAGGCATCTATTCCAGAACCACACAAACACTTAATGTTTAAATTAGAAGATGAATTTTTACAAACTGCTCAATGGAGTCAAAGACCTCACTTAACTAAGGCTTCATACTATAGGAATATTATATTACCGCCACTTGATGAATGTGCTTTTATTGAAGATAGGACTCATGGGATAATTCAAGATGACATCTTACCTTATAATGTTTTTAGTGAAGAAGGATGGGAAAAACACAAACTTTGGATATATCATCCAGAAGGAAACATTAAAAGATCATATCATCTAGATGGTCGTAAGGGTACACTTAAATATACAAGTGATGATGAGATTAGAGGATATAAAGGATGACACTTGGAATTATTGCTAGATCTGATAATACTGGATTGGGAAATCAAACACGGGAATTAGTTAAAATGCTTAATCCCGACAAAATATTATTGATTGACTCAGAACACTTCAATGGCAATGAACAACACCCAGAATGGTATAAAGATTATAATGTAACAACTACATTGAGCGGGTTTCCAACAAAACAAGAATTAGTAGAATTTTTAAGAAACATAGATGTAGTGCTAAGTTGTGAAACTTTTTATAGACAAGATTTTTTACATTATGCTAAACGAAGAGGCATTAAAACAATATTACAATATAATTTTGAATTCTTACTTAATATGTCTGTTCCAGAAGCAGAACTTCCAGATGTTTTACTTGCCCCAAGTTTATGGAACATAGAGCAAATAGAAAAAATGGTTGATGGAAGATGTAAAGTAATTCACCTCCCACCACCAACCGACCCAACCTTGTTTGAAAATGTTAGACAAAACAATATGTCAAAAGATCATAATAGATTATTGCACGTTGGTGGAAAGTTTGCAGCAAAAGATAGAAATGGAACTCAAACTGTTTTGCAAATGCTTAAGTATTCAAAAGCAAGTTATGAGTTAGTAATTACAACACAAAAGTTTCCAGAATTAGATTTAAAAGATTCAAGAGTTACCGTTAATAACAGTAATCCAGAAAATAGGGAAGAACTTTATAATGGGTTTGATGCCATGCTTCTTCCAAGAAGGTATGCTGGTCTGTGTCTTCCAATGAATGAAGCACTCATTAGTGGACTTCCAGTATTCATGACAGACATATCTCCAAACAATTTAATTCTTCCTAAAAAATGGTTAATAAAATCTGAACACATCAATAGTTTTCAAGCAAAATCTTTAGTAGATGTTTATGATGGAAATCCAGAACATCTAGCAAGTATTGTTGATGAGTATATGGATAACAAAGATAAGCGTGAAATGAAAGATTCTGCATTACAAATAGGACTAAATCATTTTGCTAAAAATAATCTAAAGGATAAGTATTTAGATCTTATCGCTCATATGTAGATTTTTCTGAAAAGTTTGTAGTTAAATAATCTAACAAAAACATAAAAGAACTATCTGCGCTAGACAAGTAAGGAATTTGTTCTTGGTCCTGATTATATGATAGTGCAACTAACCCACCACTTTTGTGAACCTTGACATCTTTTACTGTTTCTCCGCCAATGTTAAATGTATTTCCATACTTTGATCTCCAAAGTGTTGAATAATTTTCTTCAAGAATAGTTATTAGTTTGCTTTTTTTCATTGGCATTGGCACGTGAATTTCATAACTAATAGGGTTTGGTATATCTCTTCTTTGTAGATAAGCGTATGTTTTTCCAAGTCTGTTTAAATAAGTAGATCTTAGTCCAAGATTATAATATTGATTTATTTGATCTTCAAGTAATCCATTGTTGTATATTTTTACTTCATTTATTTTATTTGTAATATAAAAGTCATCATTCATTAATATAAAATCTTCAGGTATTTCTTCAGAGGCACACGCAGCCCTAAGATTATTAAGTGCATTTTGATATTTATGTTGATCTTGTAATACTGAAATATAATTGCCAACATACCAGTCTGGTTTTCCACCAACTACCCAAATTTTCGGATCATTAGTATTTTTTACAACAGATCTAATTGAGTATCTAAGTTCTTCGTTTTCACCATCTTTACATATGTATACAAAATTCATAAATTCCCTTTATATAAAAAAATAGGGACAGAAATATCCATCCCTATTTATTAAGTATAATTACTTTACAGCCTTTTTAGCAACTTTCTTTTTTGCTGCTTTTTTAACTGGCTTGATATTCTTAAGCGCAACCTCTACATCTTTTGCAACTGCATCAAACTTTCCAAAAGATTTATCCTTTGGATTTGCTGCACGAAGTGCGACTGGAACTAGGGCTGCTACAAGTGCTGCCCACATATCTTTAGGATCTGTAATTCCAGCGGTATACAAAGCAATTACTGCTGCAAGAACTGAGCGACCATAACTTGAAAGCATTGCTTTTAGTTGTTCTTTATTCATTTAATCACCTCTTTCATATACCATTATAGCGTATATTGCTATAAATCTTTTTATTTTTGCTCAACTATAGGCTTGAGTTTTTCTAAAATAAACTTTAATTTTGCATCTGAGTATAAGTCTGCCAACTTTGGCTGTTCAATTTGTTGCTCACAATATAAGATAATATCATTAACAATAGCCATTGTTTCCTCAATATAATTAAAAGCCACGTCTCTAGAATCTGATAGAAATTTAATAAAATTTTCTTGAGTTTCATCTGTTTCATTTTTAATTAAATCTAATTGATCTTTTAAGGTTTCAGAAAAAGCCTTTAATATTCTTTGATCAAGAACAAATTGTTTTAATAATGTTTTTAATGTATACACTTTATAGGACAAGGATACAATAACGCACATGCTTAAAAATAATCCAGTAAACGTAATTAAATTAAAGAACTGCATCTAATAACTCATTTCTTTGTGCGTGTGTTGGCCAATAATAATTGCATTTATCACAACATGGTTTATTATATGGACTAGTTACTGCATACTGATAGTCAATATAAAAAATAGGATCTTTTTTGTATAGATTAGCCTTATGGGTTGTTGTAATACGCATTACTTTATTGTCATTAAGCCAGAACATTGGTGGGGTCTTTCCCCATCTACCCGAACATTTTGCTTTAAGATCATTAAGGTTATTCTCATTGTTTATTGTCTTAATCCCACGAACCTTAGCCTCTTCTATCATGTGCTGTATATAAGACCACAGACCAGCCTCATAGCCCTTCCACATAAGCACTGCAGGGTGATTACGCCATGCCCCAGACGGTGACTCTCCTGACAACACCTTGAGTATTTGATACCCCTCAAGGATTTGTTTATTAAGTCTTTTATTGTCTAAGGATTTTGCGGTATATGAAATATTACTAGATGGAAGAAATGTTTGCATTAAACAACCTTAAGGGTATTGCAACGAGTACAGCCAACATATGTATTGCCAGTAAATGGACATGCTCCAGCATCTACAAAGATATGTTTTTTAAATTTACATATAATTTTTTTTATAATCATTTTACACCAGTCCTAACTAGCATGACTATAGCCCCATTTTCTTCTAAGGCTTTTTTAACCTTTACCATATATTCTACAGCAACTCTCTTATCTCTGTCAAATAAATTCATAAAACTTTTTTCATCTGCTCTTACTGTAATGAAATGCTCATTATCAATAATATCTACACCAAATCCTTGTGGAGGAGTAATAGATCTAACTGCTCGCTTCATTGCGTCTGTATACATTTTACTTCATTGTCAGATTCTGCCATATTTCAGACCATTTAGATTTTGTTTTATGGCTATTAAACTCTCTAGATATTTTACCTTTGTCTAAATAAATACCGCCCCAAATTCCATATTCTTTCTGTGATATTCCTACAGCAAAACAAGTTGCTGCGACTGGACACTTTAGGCAAACACTGTCAACACCATGACGAATATCTGGAGTTTCTTCATACTTATCAAAGAATAGATTTGTATCAAAGTCTTTACAGGCAGCACTTTCTTTCCATAAATGTTTATTCATGCTGTTTGTACTTATCTGGCATAGTCCAGCCATTACGGTTTGCTACATACCTTTTTTGAATATTCCATTTATTATTTTTATATACTCCGTTTTTTTCAAAGGCAGCAGAATCTAATGGAGTTAGTTCAAGAACATCCCAACCATCCCAAGACAACTTGCTATTCATGGAAACAATTGATTCCATTTGTTTTAAATTATTTACAATCATTATTACTCCTTAGTATTGGAATGTTCCAAATTCAAAATCTTGCGCTTGTGCAAGTTTTGCTACATTTGATAGTGCCTGGTTTGGTTTTGATAAATAGGAAAAGTAATCAATCTCATGTAAATTTTCTTCGACCCATGTATAGTGAACCTTGATAAACTTAACTTTGATTCCTCTAGCCTTTAGATTTCGTTCTGAAACATTGCAAAACTCAGAAGCAAAATCATTTACATTTGATGGTCCTAATGAATATACAATAAACTCATGATCAGTTTCTTTTAAACCAGACATCATTACACCCATAGAACGAAGGAAAACAGAATACTCATCGAACTCATTGGTTCCCTGTACTACGACCTTCATTTCTTTTTCCATTCTTTAGGTGATCTAGTATGTCTAACATCTTTGCTACTTCTTTATTGTCCATATTTGTAAAGTCAATTGGTCTTGCATTTTCCCTATCGACTTCTCCTTCTTCTACATTTGCTTGATAAAACACATTGTTATTTACCCAGTAAGCAGTTGGGCCAACAACCAAAACACGAAAGGTATTTTTTTCTTTCAGTTTTGTAGTTTGAGATACACGTTTTATCTCTATACCTTCTGGCAAAAGGCTAGAAATAATACTGTGAATCCTAGTCTGACTATATTTAATTTTTGGTAAAACTTTTTTTTCTTGTTTCTTTACTGTATAAAGTATAGCCCAAATGCCATAAATTGTCAACAATAAAAGAACAATTTGATTCATGTATCTATTGTATCACTGTTGCGATAAAATTCTTTTGATTTCATTCAAAACTGTCTTATAAATATCGTCCAACCAAGAAATAGCATTTTCATCAAAAGCCTTTTCTGTTAGCCCAACGTCTGGATTATCTTGCAATAAATCAATTATTAAAAATCCTTGTTCCCACAAAAACATTACCTCACGGTTTAATTGTGTTTGATGTATGTCAAATAGATCTGGATTAATGTCTTTTAATTTGTCGGTAAAGTTATAAATTGCTTCACCTTCTTCATTTAAACCAGCATACTCAATTGCACCTTGTTCAACTAAATCTATAAAGATAAGATCTTCTTCTTTCATTTTTACTCCCTATAGTCAATGTTAAGAATACATCTAATTTGTGATTCTTTTGGTGATGTAGATGAATGGTAATATCTACCGTCAAATTTTATTGCAGTACCCATTTTAGGTTCTACAGAATGTAGAACTGGTAAATCTTTAGGATTAGAAATATCATCTCCAAGTTTTTTATCAAAGATAACGGTATTTCCATCTGCAGAATTAAAGTAATACAGGAACACATCATGGGGAATTGCATTATCAACATGTGGATAATTATAGTTATCATAATCAGACTTAGTTAAAATATTTATTCTAGCCCTAATTATAGTTTTAGGTTTGATATTATGTTTATCACAAAATTTACTAAATACATATTCATATTCATTATTATTTAAATCTTGCACAACTTGAAATGTATTATAGGAATCAGGTGTTGCTAGTACTAATGACTTTGGTAGTTTTTCTCTTTGCCCTGGAATATTCATTATTTCTAGGGCTCTCCAAACCTTCCAGTTTGGCTGATAGTTTGAAAAAATTTGGTTAGCAAAACCAACCTGTTCTTCATATGTTAAAAAACTGTCATCTTGAATGAACATTACTGATACGATTCGCCTTGTAGCCTATTTTCAATAAGCCTTTCTCTTTCATCTAAGAAAGAGTATGCATATGCCATCATTTTTTCTTTTCCAACTGGGTCATTCATAATTTTATTGTAATGATGGCTACAAAACATTAGTTCGCCATTTACTCCAGTTACAGACACGTATGCCTGTGCTAGACAAGAATCACACCTATCTAAAGGTGTAAGAAGCCATTTGCGTTCAGCGGTTTGCTCAGTCATTCTATTCATATTATACCTTCTTATTGTCGGTGGAATAAAAACCCTTACTATTAAATTGTACACCAAATGAAGTGTATTGTCTAGTCAGGACACCGTTGCATTTTTCACAAAAATATTTAGGCTCATCTTCTAAGATAGATCTTTCTTTAGTGATGTTTATTGCACAACTATTACATAGGTATTCATATTTTGGCATAATTTAATCCTAAAGTGATGGTATTGTTATTTTTAGTTTAGGGCATTTAATAGATTTAATTGCCAGCAATTCTTTTTCATCTACAAATAAAGACCATCTAACTTTAATAGATACCCAATTCATAATGTATTGACATTTATATTTTTCATTTGTTGGCATCCACTCAGCAGGATCTCTGTCTGATTTAGAGCGATTAGAGGCTCCCGTTACAGCAATTAAATGTCGTGCATCTGTTTGATCATTTGCATATAGTTCACGTTTTTTATCATCCCATGCAGAGGCTCCAGAATCCCAGGCTTCTGCAAGGGGAACCATATGGTCTACATCTAATTTTCCAGCATCAGTTACTTTTACACTGTCATAAACACTAAGCCATTCTCCGCCTTTAATTACACAGCCTTTTTCAACAACTGGTTTGACGGTTGCTTCTGAAATGATTACTGCTTTGCGTGAATCACAACCATTTCCAACGCTAACCCAATGCTTAAACTTAGTTCTTACGTAGCCTGTGCGCGATTCTGGGGCAACTTTAAGTACTTTAATAGCATCATCTATAGACTTATATGAAACAGCGCTTCCAGTTGAAGCGTAGGCTGTATTTGTAAAGATAAAACTAATTAATAATAAGGCTAAGACATTTTTTGATTTCACTTTTGTCCTTTTGTTTTAACTGGTTCTCCAGTAATTCTATCTTTTCTATATCGTTCAGTACCGTCTTTATTCAATGCAACGATATATCCATCACGCAGGATCATATGATTAAAACCAATTTTAGTCTTAGCCTTAAATGACATTACTTTGCTGTCTTCTTTGCAACCTTTTTTGCTACTGGACGTTCTAGTTTTACTTCAAGTGGAGTTGCTTCTTCACCTTTATAAATTGGACGACCCCAACCAACAATAGTATTGACTAGTTTCTTTTTATTATCTTTTACATATGCTCTTGTTTTTTCGGCACACATTCCGCCATTGCGTTGATCTCCCTTAGCAGATCCAGCAGTATTTCCTTCAATGGTTTGAATAGTTCCATCGCCATTGTTTTTAATACATAAACCTACGTGAGAAATACGATTTACTCCATCATCTGGGAAATCAAAATAGATCCAGTCTCCAGGTGTTGGGTCATCGTTACGAGCATCTGCCCATCGTTTATTCTTCTTAAACCAATCTGATGCTGCTACTGTTGAAGCAGACTTTGGATATTTCTTTGGATCTAAACCTGATGTGAATGCAGACCAAGAAACAAAAGACTGGCACCAAGGTTGGAAGTTTGCACCTGTCCATTTACCATACTTTGTTTCATTATCTTTTGGACCCTCAATGGTTCCAACTTCTTTTTTAGCGATTTCAATGATCGCCTCCACTGTACCTTTTTCTGCCATTTGACTCTCCTTTGTTTGTCTTATATATTATATCATTAATAATCTTTTGTGTCAATTTTACCTAAAAATTGCTGTGCCCACGAATAATGGTAAAAATATCCATGATGTCCATCTCTTTTAAAATTCCAATTTTTGTTAGTTTTTATTTCATTAATAAAAAATTTTTGATTTTTTGTAATAAACTCTTTCTGACTAATAAATTTTATAAATTTTTTAAAAATATTAACATTACTATAATTTATAGCATCAGAATAATCCCAAGTAGACCAAAATAATTCTATATTATTAGAAATACAATAATCTTCAAACAGTTTCATTAAAATTGTAAATGTTGCAAAAACATTTCTTTGTTCTTCTACTGTTAATTTTCTAATTAAGTATCGTGCATTGGGTCCCCTTTCCTGATCTTTTTCTTTTACTGTATCTGCAAAAAAATATTTATAAAAATAATGTTCTTTATCGTCACTACTATCTTCCCATTGATAAATTCTTCCCATATTTGGTAAAAGAATATATATTGCATCTGGCTTACCATAATTATTAATGTATGCCATTATATTTGATATAATAACTTCATGACCCCAACCTGCTTTTGATAAATTAAAAAATCCAGAAATTTTTTCTTTTTTACAAAGTTCACCATAGACCATATATGGCCAACTAGATTCTAAATTACCTCCATAACCCTCTGTTTCTGAACAACCAGCAAACAATATGTGTTTTCCATTATGATTTTTTATAAATTCATCTGAACGAAAACCTAAAGAATTAAAGTAATACCTAACAGTATCATCTTGATTATATTCTTTATTTAACTGTTCAGAATCTATTAAAAACTCTTCTTCTTTAGTTCTAACTTGATTATCAATTTTATTAAAAAATAAAGCGCGAGATTTAGAATTTTCTAATATTGGTTGCATTAAATATTTTTTTTTCATAATGACATCTCCTTATTCTAAGTCTGGATCTACATATTGATCTTGCGTGGTATGCATTAACAATAAAGTATATCTCTTTCCATCTTCAATTGGAGTAATTCCATGTTTCCATTTTTCTCCGTCACTAATAAAAAATACAGCACTATATTTCTTTGGCTTGTATTCAAATTCTAAAAGAGGGAAAAAAATTTTTCCTCCTACAAAATCATCATTTAAATAAATTACAGAACTATACTCAATAAATTTTTCTGGATCCTGATCATCAATATGAACACCTCCGGAACTTCCAATATTCCATACTGACCCAAAGGCTTTAAAGCATTTAATTTGATTTGTTTCATTGGGATTTAATTTTTGATGAATTAAATTTGCTTTTAAAGCATATTTTTTTAAAATACTCATTGTAGTTTTATTATATGGAAATGCTGTTCCACCATACCTATTCTTATAATACTCTGGATAAGGATTTATTTCTGAAGGATTATTAATTTCAGATATTAAAACATTAGCGTCTTCTTCACTAATAAAATTATTAATAATAATTGGTTTATCTTTTATAGGCAAGTTAATCATAATCCTATTCCTCCCCTGTAGAAAAATATCTTTTTTCTTTGGGAACATTGTGATACCAATTTGGTAAAGAATATTTTATGCCATCTGTTATTTCTTCAACTTCATGAACATATAAAAAATTTGATGGGAAAAACAATATACTTCCAGCCTCTGGTTTAAATGATAAGTTTGAATTTTTAAAAACTAAATTACCACCTTCATAATCATCATTTAAATACATCAAAACGGAAAGAGTCCTAGTACTTACTCCATGATCTTGGTGTGCTGGCAGATATCCAGATTTTTCATACTTAAGTAAATGCATTGAATCATCTCTCGATTTAACATTTAAAAATGGATAGAGAGTTCTATAATTAGAAAGATATTCGTCTAATGGGGAAAATAATTTTTTTGAAATGCTGTAAATTTCATCATAAAAAAAATCATCTTTATTTATTTGTTCTTGTGGTATAAAAAATTTCTGCCAACAAAAAAATTGTTCCTCATAGTTCCAAGAAGACCAAGGTTTAGCAATAGTTTTAATAATTTTATTTTTATTATTTAATATTTTTTTATCTAAATCTTCAACCTCTTTAATTATTTTTTCTGGATCAATAATTGCATTTTTATAATAAACCAGTCCTAGATCTAAAATTTCAAAATTATTCATTATAATTGTATTTTCATTTTAATTGAATCAAAACCAGGAAAATATCTAGCAGTTTCTGTATCTAAGTTGGAGGTAGTGTTTTTATATGACACTCCAACATTATTGAATGGTAAGCATTTTATATCTGATATATTAATATTTTTATATTTTTCAAAATTATTTAATTTATTTTTATTTTTCTTTAAATAATTAATTGACTCATTATAGTTATGGTATAAATCATATGAACAAAAAGAATCTTCCAAGTTATTTACTTTAGAGATTAAATAAAAATTAGATGGACATGAGTATATGTCAATACCATTTATCATTAATTCTGTTGAAAGTAAAATGTCTTGTCCATAATATTTTAAATTATTTAAAATAGACAAAAACCTAATATGTTCTTTATTTAAAAAAATAAAATTCATATCTACCCAATTATTTAAATAAAAATTATTTGAAATTTCTTCATTTTTATTTATTAAAAAATTATTTATAGATAAATTAGTTTTTCCTTTACCAGATATAATTAAATTATTTTTTAATTTTAAAAAATTTATTAAAATCATATCCCAATTATCTATTAATTCTATATGCTCGCTTACTTCTAAAAAATAATCATAATTACTTTTTAAAAACATATGTCTATAATGTGGAACCCCTACATGGTCATCCCACATTATATGGTTATACTTGACATTATGGTTACTATAAAAAATTTTTTCCCTATTTAAATTTGACTGATCATAAACAAGAAATCTTAATGTTAAATTGCCACTAGATTTTTTTGCAATATTATCAATAATTAATTTTAAATTTTTATTCTTATATGAATGAATAAAAATTCCAATAGTTTCTTTCACTATAGCAATGGAATCCAGTGTTGCTGAACAAGAGTTTTATTTGGCTTATCTTGAACAAGATCTGATAATGGAACAATATCATACGCCAATGTAATTCTTGGTCCTTCCCAATCCCAATCTGCCATAGCATGTCTATGACCCATTTCAGAAACAATCATTCTATTATTTACATTATGGTTATCAACATTTTTTCCATGAACAATATAATGTGTTGTTGATGGTTCTGCATTGATTGAATAGTACCCATGAAAACGAGGTGCTGGGAATGGTCCATGATCATGCCAATCTAACTTTCCTTTTTTTGTAAAGTTAACGTTAAACCAACCTTGAACCATAAACTTTTGTTTGTTAAAATCAATATCATAGTATTCACAAGCCTCTTTAATTAATTCAGAAAGACCTGTATATACATTATAAATTTCTGGATTATAAAATTGAAAAACATTGTAATCTCTCCATTTTATGGTAGAGATACTTTGAGAGTCAACAAAGTTATCTAACTTAGCATCTAATGGAGTTATTCCTTTAATTTCTTCATTTTTGATTTGATCATAGGTTTTAAGCAAAAAACCTTTTAATTTATCAAGATCGTTATCTAAAAATTTTTCAAAAAATTTATGCTCTTTTTTCACAATAAACCCTTTCTATTTCTAATAAGTATATCACAAATACGTCTTTTTTTGCCATATATTTTTTTTATAGTAACCAGTTATATTTGTCCTTCTTTTCTCTTCAGATATATTCTTTTTTGCATATTCTTTTTCATCAATGACAACCTCTTTTTGCCAAGGTTCCCTTTTTATTGGTATCATCTGGCATATAGGAGTTCCTTTTGGAATAATTCCAAAAAAATTCTTTTTTATAAAGATTGGAATAAATGCGGGAAGACCCCAAATATCTGAATCAACAACGGCAGACGAAGTATAAAAGGGTAAATCATATCTATTAAATGGATGAGTAATTAAAATAGAATACCCTTTAGGGGTTTCATAATACCAATTCATTTTTACACCAAAATGGATAGGATGACATTCTAACGGAATGGCTAAATCTACAAATGGTCTTTTGTCTACTAAAGTTATTCCGCTATTCCATGAAAGAGAAGGTATCCCATCTTTATCTAATTCTACCAGTAAGTCTTCCTCTAAACAATACATGTATCCCATTGTCATTGCGTCAAAAAAGGGTAAACAAAGTTTTGTAGATACATTGCTTCCATCTGATCCTCTATCGTTAACTGGCGATAAATCTTTTAATTTATTACTTGATCCTCCATATGGAGATAGATCTTTATACCAATCTGGAAGGCACTTTATAGCCTCTACTGGAGGAGATAATCTTTTAGTGGATTCAGGATTACCTCCACTTGCAACAAAAATTATTTTTTTATTTTTCATTATATTCCTTTATAATTTTTTCTATAATATTTTTATCTTTAATAATAATATCAAATGCTGGAGTGTTGTTTTCAATAATAAAAAATTTATCTTTTAACATTGATTCTTGTTTTTTAATTAAAAAGTATATCCACTTTGGATAAATATTATTTAATTTTGTATTTATTTTATCAAATTTAATTGTTTCTTGAAAAATAAAAAATGGAGAATCAGGTATATTTCTAATTTCAACATCAATACTTTCATCAATAATCCATTGCGTATACATTTTATATTGTGCTAAATAGCAATCATTTCTATTTTCTAAAACTTTGTCTGATGGATAAAATTGTCTTAGCCAAGTTTTATCTATTGCATAAATATTTTGAACACCTTTTCTTTCAACCCATATATCTGCATGCGTATGCTGCCTTAAAACAACATAATCATTTTCTATAATTAGTTTTGGTCTTAATCCAAAGTTGATAGAATATTCATTAATAGGTTTTACTATATTTTTTTTATATTTACTTTTTAAAACTCCTTCAATATTTAACCATCGTGAGGGAACATTTGAAGTTCTTTGAATTTCATAAAAATCCATATTTGCAGAATTTATCCAAAAAGTTGATCCTGCTATATTATTAAGTACGTCATGACTAGGCATATTGAGCCTCTTGCAGGAATCGAACCTGCGCCATCCGCTTACAAGGCGGAAGCACTGCCACTATGCTAAAGAGGCATTGTATTTTTATCATTCCAATATCTTGAACACTACTTGGCATGGATCTCCACCTTCGTCCCACTCCTGTGCTTCTTCTGGGGTCATATAAGGATCTCCATCATGCGTATTACAAAATGGTTCTGTTATCCATCCCCGATCAATTCCATTATTAAGCCATATATCAAATTCTAATTCTTCTGTTTTATCTATAGACATATATATCCTTAAATACTAACTGTATCAATTGGGCCGAGACATGATGTAGAAAATTTAATAGCAGATTGAACTGCATTGATAGATCTTTTACGAGCATCTTTTTGATTTTCTGTAGCGTGTAAATGTCCCAATGCATATTGCATTCCAGATCCCATTACTAAATAATCTCCAGTATATTGTGTTAAAGACATATCTGCAGCACTATGTTCAAAGATTTTTCCTTTAACGCAAATAATCATTCCAAAATCAGAATCTTTTGATACATCTACCCACCACTCATTATAAAAATCACGAAGTTCTTTAATAAATTTAGTGTACATAAATTTTTCAATATTATTTCCAGTTGGCACTGATGGTTTAAAATTATGTTTTATTCTATCGCCATCCATAGTTCCTGCATATCCAAATAGATATGGGCCTTGCTGCCAAACTTTTGACGTGGCACACTGAAGTATGATATCATCGTCAGACACGCCTCTTTCGCCAGACATATAGATCTTTTCATCTTTACGAACAACGGCAATACAGGTCACAAAAGAACCCCTTTACTAGTAGATACATTAATTGTACCACCTAAAGGGGTCCTATGTCAAAGAAGGTCTTTGTCCTTATTTAGCCTTTTTGTCCACTGAAGAAAATGCTGCATTGATCTCTTCAATCGTGAGTTTGCCATCGTCAAGAAACCCTCTAGCCAGTCTCTCAACTACTGTTGCAACTCCTAACGTTCCAGCCAAGATAACAGCCTTTGCTGTGCTAATTCCTACTACTGCTCCAGCACCTATTACAGATAGTCCTGATGCTGCAAATACCGCAACAATTCGCATAAAAATATTATTTATGCTTGCAATTGCTCCTGATCCGACTTGGGTAGCCTCTTCAACTTGCTTTGTTCTTGCCATCTTTATTCCTTTCTATTTCTGATCGGACTTGTAATTATCCAAAGAGCAGTTGTTGCCATGATTCCATAACCAACAATAGTCTTTGCACTTCCGTCCAGAACAACCCAAGCAATAAACATACCGAGAAGGGTCCATGCTTGGTCTACCATATCTTTTAGGATATTTTTTATTATTCTTACCATCTTCTTCCTCCTCTTGAACCTGGTGAATTGGCTCCTCCGCCTCCGCCAGAACTTCCTCCGCTAGTAGAGCCACCTGTGGCTCCTCCTGTTGCTACTGCTGCTGCGTTAATTGCAGCACCTGTTGCTACAACTGTTGCTACAACCATATCTGTTGCTTCTTCTCTTTCTTCTTCAGTCATGTCAGCACCAATACTTCCAATTGCTGCAAGTGCTGCTCCTGGATCTGTAAATATTGCTTCTACCAATGCACCTGGATCTTCAACTAATTCAATATTTGCAGCAACTTCTGCAGTAATAACTAATGCATTTCCATTCTCATCTGTACGAACTTCAATTGGTGTTTCAGGTGGTAGGTCTGCATATGAAACTCCAGATGCCTGAACTTGTTCTGCTGATATTGATTCTCCAGGTTTAAGGTTTTCAATTAATGCCTCAACAAGAATTTCTTTTTGTTCTTCAGTTAATTCTTTTCCATCTTTTGCCTCTTCAAGTATTTCTTTTAATTCTTCTTCGGCAGCCTTTTCTTCTTCTGCCTCAATAGCCTCTGCTTCTGCAATTTCCGCTAACTCTTCTGCAATTTCTGCTTCTTCTTCTGCTATGGCTGCCTCCGCTTCTGCTTTAGCATTTTCTATTTCTTGTTCCATAGCCTCTTGTTCAGCAACAATTCTATCTGCTTCTGCTTGAGCATTTGCTTCTTCTTGTGCATCTGCTTCTTCTTGTGCAATACGGTCTGCCTCTGCCTGTGCTTCTGCTCTTATCTGTGCCTCTATTGCTTCAAGTTCTGCTGCTATACGATCTGCCTCTGCATTTGCATCAATCTCTGCCTGTATCCTTGCTGCCTCTTCAGCCATTTCTGCTGCTTCTTCTGCTAATTTTGCAGCAAGTTCTGCTGCTATTCTATTTGCTTCTGCATTGGCTGCAGCAAGGGCTGCAAGTCTGTTTGCTTCCGCTTGTGCTGCGGCTGCTTGTTCTGCAATCATTGCTGCTGCTTCAGCCTGTATCCTTGCTGCCTCTGCTTGTTGTGCTGCTGCTTGGGCTGCAACTTGTGCTGCAATTTCTGCTTCAGTTGGTCCAGTTGGTACTGTTACTGTTGATGTTTCGCTAGGCGAAGGCGTTGTTACGGTTGTTGTTTCTGTAGGAATTGTAACCGTTGTAGTTTCGCTGGGTGTTGTTACAGTTGTTGTTTCGGGTGTAGGTGTAGGTTCTGGAGCAGGGGCCACATATGTAGAACCAGTAACAACATTTGAATTTGCAGAGTAAAGGGCAAATGTATCGTTGTCTGATCTAATATGAAATGACCAGACTGTTCCTGCTGGCATAAGTCCATCTAGCAAGGAATGATCAATTGTTATTGTTGTATTTAAAGAATTTGGTCCGCCAACATTTCCAGTAGGAATTCCCCAGCCATTGCACCCAGTACAATTAAAACTAATTGCATATCTTTCTGGCTGAGTGTTTCCAGTGTCTGGTGCTTCCCAGGATAAAACTATTGCAGTACCACTGTCAGTCAATACAAGGTTTCTTGGAGGTCCTATTGTTTTTACTACTGGGGCTGCCTGCGAAGTAAATGCTGATGCTGGAATAATATCCATAGATCCAGATTGATCCCAATGAAGGAATACATTTGCTCCCCCGCCATTTTCATAGTACATCAATTCTATAGTTTTTGGAACTCCTGCTGTAAAAGAAACTGGAGCACTTGTAGTTCCTCCACCACCTTTATCAACCCAATCATTTGTTATTAAAGTTCCATCAAGATATAGTTTAGTTCCATCATCTGCTGTTGCTAAAAATGATATTTCTTGGGTGGTGTTGCTAAGTATTGATCCTGTAAATCTTACAATGACATCTTCTGAAGGTCCTCCAAGAACACTTCCACTACCCCATTGAAAATTAATATTGGGCACAGTTGTTATTAAAGTTGGAGACATTCCTTGTGGTATAGAGGGAGAACCATTTTGACCTTGCACACTATAGACTTCTGCAGTTAAACCTTCTGTTGCATGGGCTTTGTCTGAGTGCCCGAAAAATAAAGACCCGACGACAAGGCCTAAAACAATTAAGAATCTAAGTGATTTTTTCAGTTTCCCTTCTCCTAGGTCAACACTGTTGACTACTATATTATAACATTATATTAAAAAGTGAGCAGTTTATAGACAACTACTCAGGTCTATCGTTCACGGGTATTAGCCTAACGACTCTCATATAGAGCATCCGTATTAAATATAGCCGATCAATGTTTCATAATCTCTATAACTATATATTATACGGAATTATTTAATCTTTATAGATTTTGGTTTCTTTTCTTCTGGAACATTACGTGTAACTTGAATGTTTAACATTCCATCAGTTAGATCAGCAGTTGTTACTTCCATATATTCACCAAGAGCAAATGAACGAGTAAACTTACGAGCAGCGATTCCTTTATGTAATACTTCTGCATCAGTTACTGTTGCTTGTTCCCCCTTGATGATTAATGTTCCTTTATCTACCGCAATATCAAGGCTTTCTTTGCTAAACCCTGCTACTGCTAGAGTAATAATATAATTATCATCATCTAGTTTAAGTAGATCATATGGTGGAAATCCACCTGCATTAATTGAATGTGCTTGATTTAATCTATCTAATTCTCGATTAAATCCAATAAAAAAAGGATCTTTAAAAAGATCCATAGCGAACGTTGTTACCATTTCTTTCTCCTTTTCAGCGAGTTAATTTATATCCCCGTTAGGCGGATACTATATTATTATAACACAAAAGGCAGGGAACTTATGTTACCCTGCCCTACGTGTTGGACTATTTACTTCTTTTGTAGTTTTGCTACTGCCTTGCTCAATGCGCTAACAGACTTCATCAAAGAT